CCGGGAGATAGAGCACCAGCACCTGGTCGTTGACCTTCGGCATCCACGGCTTGATAATCAGGTCGTGCTTGTGGCTTGCGAAGGAGGCGTCGCCGGAGCCGCCGGATTCAAACTCCGTCCGCTGCGGGACGTTGTAATCAGGAATGAAGGGCGGCGTAGCCAGCACGCAGAGCCAGCCGGAGGTATGCCCTGTCTCCTTGAGAATGACGCGGGCTCTCCGCTTGCTGTTGTCCACGTCGCTGACTGTGCCGATCTGCACCAGGCGGGAAAGGATTTTTTCAGAGTCCATCAATATCCCTCCAGAATGCGACGGAGGACCGTCTGCGTCGTGTAGCCGGAGCTGCCCAGGGAGTGCTTCGACTGCTTGATGATATATTTCCCGTCCCACGCGCCCCACCCTTCCAGCGTGGCCGTGACGCCGGCCACCTTGGAGGGGTCCCCGGGGAAGGTGAATGTCGCGGTGCGGGAATACTTGTTGTGGAGGCGGAGCTGCTTGGCCGCCAGCGTCTGCGCTTCGGCGATGCTGGCTACCTTGGCCGTCACCTCCAGCTGCTGATTGTTCTTGGAGTCCGCCTTGTAGTCTTCGGCGTAAGCGGTGCCCTCGATGGCCTGGCCCGTGGGGTCGGCGTAGCGGACGCGGCAGGATGTGTACTTGGTGTCCGCCGTGCCGACAGACAGGTCATACTTGGTGTAGCTCCCGCTGCCCCGCTTCACAGTGAAGGTCGGGTCCTTGGCCTCATAGTCAGCCTGGTCGAACAGCACCAGGATGTTGTTCGTGGCCTTGAGGGAGATCCCGGCGTCGTGGCAAAGCTGGGACAGGAATTTGATGTCGCTCACCTTGTACTGCTCCACCCGCTCATAATAGGGGTCGCTGGCGGATTCGTAGAGGCAGGCCATGCCGTTGGCGCCGGCCATTTCCTGGGCGATGCCGGAGAGGGTGTAGGCCTCCCATGCCTTAGTCTTTTCGGTCTGCCGGATCTGCGCGTTGAAGGGCAGCGACGTGGCCTTGATGGTGATGGTGGCTGGCGGCCCGGACGCCTTGATACTGTCGAGCTCGAATTGCCCGCAGTCCAGAACGGCGTCCTTGCCGTCGTTGTTCCAGTTTTCCCGGACGAATACCGCCTGGATGGCGAGGCCGGTGGTGGCGGAGGCCTCGGAACTCTCTTCCGCCTGGCCCCCGCCGACCTCCTGAATGTACTGGGCGCTGACATAGGCCGTCTTTCCGCTGTACTGGATAGTGGCCCAGCCGTTGGAGATCCCCGTCACGGAAACCTCCGTGCCATAGGGCAGCGCCCCGAGCTTCCCGTAGCTCGTTCCAGGGCCTGTGCGGACGTTCAGACCGATAGAGGGCGTCACCTTGTAGGTCTTTGCTTCCGCCTCTCCTGCGCCCTCTGCGGGGGCGGAGGAGGCCGCTGCCTGGATGGCATCGTTCAGCCACTTCTCCAGCCAAATACTGTCCCTGTCCTGGAGCTTGATTTGCAGGTCGTCCGCCTCGTCCTCCTCGTTGTCGGTGTAGGTCAGCGACAGCAGGTAGGGGCGGATGGATGATGTGATGTCGGTGCCGCCGAAGACGACCTCCGCCGTGGTGCGGCGGGCCTGATTCCGGTCGCTCATCCCGCCACCTGCTTCCAGGGCGGCAGAGAGCTGGACACCGGCTCCACGGCGTCGGGGATCGTGAGGACGATTCCGGCTGGGAAGGTGTAGTACTCCCGGTACTGCTGATTGGCATTCATCAGCTGGTCGGTGTAGTCAACGCTCCCCATCTGCTGGAATGCGATGCTGTCCCACATATCCCCCTGGGTGGTGGTGTACGTTCTCATGTGTAAGCCCTCCTCGCTGCGTCGACGCCGGCCTCCTGCAAGACCTCCAGGATCAGCTCGCGCATATCCTCGTCGTGGGCCGCCAGAATAGCCTCCAGCTCGGCGGCATTGGTGACGCCGGCAAGGTCATACTGGGGCTCGAAGTAGATCACGATGGAGCCGCCCCCGCCGCCCGCTCCGCTCTCCGCGGAGATGGCGTTGCCGGCCTGATAGGAGGCCAGGTACGCCATGAGCTGCGGGGCGATGCCCACGGCCTGGATCTCCTCGGCGGAGAAAGCCTCGACACCGGCGCCGGCCATGCCGGACATAGCCTCGGCCACGTCCGGCTGCAGGGCCTCGGTTTCCTTGATGTAGCCCGCCCAGGTCATGTCGGCCTTTTCCTCCATGACGCGGGACGGGCTGTGGATCTCCAGCTTGGCGTCGATGGCGTCAATGGCTGCCTGGGCGATCCGCGAGTAGGCGGCCTGCACCTGGGGCAGCATCGCTTCCGCGCCGGACACGAAGCCCTGGATGGTGGCCTTGCCGCTCTCCGCGGCCTCCGTTCCGAGGTCCATTGCCTCGATGTCGGCAGCAAGCTCGGCTTGCAGCTCGTCCATGGTGGCGGTGAAGTCGGTCTTGAGGTCGGCCACGCTGCCGGCGGCCGCTTCCTGCTCGGTCTGCAAGGTCTGCCAGTTGGCGACCATCGTCGCCAGCTGCTCGTCGGTGGCCCCGGCCATGCCGGCGATCGCGTTCACGCTTTCCTCGGAGCCGTCGGCAAAGGAGGCGATCATCTCGCTCAGGCCCTCGATGTCGGCGCTGCGCTCGGTCAAGGTCTGCAAATTGGCGTTGTAGTCCTGCCAGTAGGTGATCTGGCTCTCCAGGGCCGAATTGATGGTGCCCGCGCTCGTTGCAACGACGCCTGCGGCCTCGTCCCAGAGCTGGTACTGTCCCGATATGCTCTCCAGGGCGGCGTCGTATGCCTCGGTGTAGGCGGTCACAAGGGCGTTGATTTCCTCCTTCACGCCGGTGATGGCGGTCTGGAGCTCCTGTTCCTGGGCAGCCGCCTCGGTGGCGGCGTCTCCGCCATCCTGGGTGGCGGCGGTGAGGTTTTGCACCGCCTCCTCCGCCAGCGCGATTTCCGCCTCGGCGGCGGCGACCGCTTCCTGGTCCTCCTCGATGGCTTTCTGATAGTTCTTGGCGCTCTGCTCCGCCGCCCACATCTCGTCATTGATGTCATACAGGGAGTTTTGCAGGTCGTAATACTCCTGGGTCAAGAAGTTGGTGGCGTCGGTCATGGCGTAGTACTCTTGGTTGTACGCCTCGGCTTCCGCCGCCGCCGCATTCCACAGCTCGTTCATGCGAGCCACGGTGTCGTTGTACTTCTTGTTGGCCGCCTCTTGCTGATACTGCGCCTTGGTGAGCCCGATGCTGTTCTCCTCGGCCTCGATCAGCACGGCGGAGTACTGGCTATACAGGGCGGTCAGCTGCTCCTGGTAGGCCTGCTGCATGGCGTTCTGCTTCCATGCCTCGGTATTCGCCCGGAGCGCGGCGGTGCCGCCCTCGATGGTGTCTGTCTCAAGGTCGATGTAGTTGGCGAGGTCAGGCACCACCTGGCAGAGCAGGGCCAGGGTGTTGTGATACTGCCGGTGCTCCTCCTCAGTACGGACACCGGCGGCCTCCATCTCCTCCAGCTTGGCGATGTAGGTATCTGCCACACCGGCGGCCGCCAGCGTGGAGGAAACCGTATCGTCGTAGGTGGCGTTGGCCTCATCCATCGCTTCCCGCATACCCTGGGCCGCCTGGGTCAGCTCGTCCACAGAGGGAACGGCGTCATTGGCGGCCGCAGTAGCAAGCGCAACTATACCGGCAGTAACGGCGGCCACCGCCGCAGTCACCGCAAAAATAGGACCGAGGGCCACATTCGACACAGTGGCAAAGGCCGCAGTTACAGCATTTGCAATCTTCACAACTGCCGTATATGCGGTTAGTGCGATAGTCACGGCGCCCAGCACACCCACAAAGGCGGTGATGGCGTTGACCAGAGCCGGATTTTCCTCGACAAACTGGGAAACCGCATTGAGGACCTGGGTGCCCACAGAGTAGGCTTTCTGGAGCGCCGGGGTGTAGGCGTCGCCGATGGCCACCTTCAGGTTCTTGTAGGCGTTCTGCATCATGGTCAGCTGGCTCTGGGTGGTGGCATACCGCTTTGTGGCCTCGTTGACCAGGGCGGTGTTTTCATCCCAGGCGTTGCTGCCGATCTGCAGGGCGTTGGTGAACACGTCGCTGGCGCCGGCCGCACGGAGCAGGGCGTCACGCATACGGATGTCGGACAGGCCCATGTCATCCAGCACAGCGATTGCGCTGCGTCCCTCGGATTCCATGTTGCCGAGGCCCTGGATAAACTGGATGATGGCCCCGGCCGCGTCCTCTTCAAAGGCCGCGGCAAATTCAGAGGCGGACATACCCGCCACGTCCGCGAACTGCTCCAGCCCGTCGCCGCCCTGCTGGACGGCGAGCGACATATTGGAGATCAGTGTGGAGAATGCGGAGCCGCCGGCCTCGGCCTCGATGCCGACAGAGGACAGGGCGCCGGAGAAAGACATGATCTCCGCCTCAGTCATGCCGACCTGTGCGCCGGCACCGGCGATGCGCATACTCATGTCCACGATCTCTTTTTCCGTCGTCGCCAGGTTGTTGCCCAGGTCAACGATGGTAGCGCCCAGCCGGTCAAAGTCCTCCTGGGACATCCCGGTGATGTTCGCCAGACGGGAGAGGCTGGTGGCCGCTTCGTCCGCGGTCATGTTGGTCGATGTGCCCAGCATGGCCATGATTTCCGTGAAGTCCAGCAGGGACTCCTTGTGGATGCCCAGCTGGCCGGCGGATTCGGCGATGGCCGCCAGCTCCTCGGTCGTCGCGGGGATCTCCGTAGACATCTCCTTGATGGCGTCCGACATGGCGGACAGCTCGTCGTCGGTGAGGTCGGTGGTCTTGGCCACGCCGGTCATCGCCGACTCGAAGTCCATAGACGCCTGGGCGCAGTCCGCGAAGTACTCATAGACCTCTTTCAGAGCGGTGGCGATGCCCGCTGCCACGATCGCCTCATGGACGGCACCGAATGCCTGGCTCGCCTTGTTCCCGAAGGTCTGCGCGCCCTCGGCGACCTCCTCCTGTTCCTTTTTCAGCGCGTCGATGCGGTTGGTGAGCTGGGCGGAGCTCTGGCCGAGGTCGTCCATGTCGACCCCGGCCTCTTTCAAAGCGTCGCCCATCTCGTCCAGCTTCTCGGTCTGCCGATTCAGGGAGGAGGTGGTCTTTTCGATCTGCTGCTGCTTGGCGAGCAGCTTATTTTGCAGGTCGGCGGAAAACTCCCCCGTCTGCTGGATCTCTTTCTGGATGTTGTCGTACTGCTGCTGAAGGAGCTCCAGGCGCTTCCGGGTGTTCTCCACCGCCGTCTGCTGCTTCTGGTAGGCGGTGATGTCCGACTGCGTTTTGGAGAGGGACTGTATCTCTTTCTGCATGGCCGCCAGCTCGTCCTGGGCGGCCTTGAAGGTCTTGCTGTAGCTGCCGCCCAGCTGTGCGTTCAGCTGGAATAGCATCTCATACTCTTTGCGGCTTGCCATGTTGTCCCTCCCTTCGGGTCATCGTCTGCCGCGCCGGATGACGACCGGCCGCGGCGCTTTTTTCGGGCGCTTGGCCCGCTGTTCTTCCACAAGCAGGTTACTGGCCTTGATCCACTTCGTCAGTGAGGACAAGGGGAGCGCGGCCCAGTAGGAAACCGGCGTGTTGTTGTTCTGCGCCATGATGAGGCACTGTTTTCGGAGCCACACCCCGCCGTCACAGGTTACAGCTCCGAGGCCAGCAAAAAAGTTCGCGCCTTCGACCGAATGCGGTTGTAGTCGCCGATGGGCAGCGCCTGGATGACGTCCACGCCGATGCGCCGGCTCTTTCCGTCCGGGGTGGTAAGGGTGGTGGTGCAGGCGCGGGCAGCCATACGGATCAGGTACTGGCCGGAGAAGGTGGGGACGATGACGGGCTTGTTCATGGCCTGAAGCTCGTCCTCGATGGCAAGGCTGTCGTTGCCGGTCAGCCGGTCGAAGTCAAAGGACAGCTCCTCGATGGTGCAGCCCTCAAAGGTAAATGGCTTCTTGAGCTTGTGGACATAGGCGGAAGTATTCCCCTCCTCGGCCTTGGCCGCGGTTTCGGCGGCGGCAAACTCGGCTCCGTTCACGGCAGGGGTGTCGCCGTTCTTCTCCTCGACAGAAAAGGCGTCGGCGGGAATGGGGGTCACTTTGGTATCAACGCTCATGGTGCAAACTCCTTTCAAAAATGTGGCCCGGGACGGAGGGCCGCCCCGGGCTTGTGATAGTTACTTTCCGATGGCCTTGCGGACGTCGGCCAGGTAATCGACGCCGTTGACCTCGCAGATGAAGTTCAGCGGGTCGATCTCGCGCACCTTGGCGCCGTCGATGTAGGTCGCCCAGTAGCGGACGGAGTACTCGCCGGAGCCGTTGGTGGGAGCGGCCGGGGCGACCGTACCGCCGGTGTCGGTCTTGGGAACGACCACCAGGACGTGCTTGATGCTCTGCACCTTCACCTCGCCGGCCACGGTGTCCTCGATCTGCTGCGCCATGCGCAGGTCGATGTTATGGCGGCGAGGCTCGGAGAGGCGCACGCTGTGCTCGGTGGTGGTGCGGAAGTTGAGGGTCAGACTCATTACGTCGTAATGGCCCAGAACGGGCACCTCTACGTTGCCGGCGATGCCGGCGCCAGAGAGGGTCTGCACGATGGCGGCCAGGTTGGGCAGGGTCACCCCGGCCATGCCGACATACTCTACGCTGTCCTCATACACCGCAAAATTGATTACGGATTCGTCGAAGTTAGGCATAGTTCAGTCCTCCTTTTACGCCTGGAGCGCACTGGTGACGTAGCTGGTGTCGTACTCCAGGATGAAGTCGATCTCCTGAGCGGGAGAGGGCGGGGTCATGTAGATGTGGATCTTGATGATACCGGCCATGAGGTCGGTCAGCGGATTTTCGCTGTCCACCATCTCCGCCCGGGCACCCAGGAGGTAGCCGGAACCGACCAGACCGTTGAGCCAGATATTGGCGGTGTCCATGATGGTGTCGATCAGACGCCGGTTCATGGGCTTGTCCAGCTTGCTCCAGAAGGTCTGAATCAGGGTGTTGCCGACCCAGCCGAACATCCGGGAAACAGGGATGAAGTAGTCCTTCACGTCGGTGTTAGAGGGATAGCAGGCGGTATAGTTGCCCCAAGCGCACCAGCCGCCCATGAAGTTCAGAGCGGTCACGATGCCGTTGTCGTTGAGGATGTTGGCCTGTGCCAGAGTGAGGTTTACCTCGGTACCGTCCTCCAGCACCATCGCGTCGCACTGGAAGTTCTTGTTGCTGGGAGACTCGTAGGGGCAGCCGCCGTTGCCGGTGTCGACCTGGGCGATCAGACCGGCCAGCTGCGTGCTCATGTGGAACTTGTAGTCACCGAGCTTCAGCATGGGCCAGCAGGTCACCTCGTCCACGTCGACGAAGTTGTTGCCGCTCTTTTCGGTGATGGCGGTGGTGTAACTGGTAGCCCCGGCGGAGCTGGAGTCAATGTCGATCAGCGCCTTGGCCTGGAACATCCCATTGATGCCGCCGGCCTTGGTCGCCATGACAGCGGCCACGACCGAGGACTGGGAGTGGCCCGGGGCACAGATCAAGTCGGGCACGATGCCCAGGGTAGTAAGACACTGTTCGATACTCTCCATGCCGGTTGCAACGGCGGTATCGTCCACGGAATCGGGCTTGACCTTGTTGTAGGCCACGTTCACCTGCTCGACAGAGTAGGCCTTGCCGTCGGACAGAACTTCGATGACCAGGAACTCCCCGTCGTAGTAGGTGCTGTAATCGGTGTCCTTGACATAGGCCTCGCCGGCGCCGCCAGCGGGCTTGACGACCAGGTTCTCGTCGTCAATGGCCGCGATGGGGAGCTTGGCCTTGTGGTCGGACACGGCCACGTCAGCAGCGGCCACAGCCTCCTTCATGTCCGCGACGTCAAGGACATTGCACATGATGACGGGCTGGCAGCCGAACAGCTGGAAGTGGGAGTACATGAACTCGCAGAGGGGATAGCTCCCCCAGTCATCCGAGTAGCCCAGCTTCTCCACCGCCTCGGCCCAGCTGGTGCAGAGGACGGGGACGCCAGCCGCAGCGGGAGTCGCCGCGCTCTGCACGGGGGCCGCACCGACGACGAAGGGCACGCCGCTGTCGGCGACAACGGGGGTGCTGACGCTGGTGGCCTGCTCGGAGACATATACGCCATGATTTGCCATAGGTAGTCCTCCTTACTTTCTGCCGGAAGCCAGCTTCTTGTAATTCACATTCAGCAGGTTTCCGGCTGTCTTTACTTTGATGCGATCCACGGGGAGCGTGTCGCTGGTGACAACCAGGGACGCGATCAGGGGGTGACGCTCCAGGGCCGGCGCGAGCTCCTTCAGCACAGCGGCCTTGCCGCCGCGGTAGACCGTGCCGGACTGGATCACCCCCCGGATGCTCGGCCCGAGGTAAACACAAAATCCGGCGGCCTTGCCGTCGGATTTCTTGGTGGTGATCCTTTTCTCTTTGGGCTCCCTGGCCGCAGCCTGCTCGGCGGGGGCGGGGGCCATATCTTCGGGGTCAGTTTTCTTCACAGCCATTGGCGTACCTCTCTTTCCACGCCGGGGACGCGCCAGGTGGTGGTCATTTCTCCGGCATAATATGGGGCGGTGTCGTCGGGGTAGATGAAAGTCTCCAGGCCGGCCTCAAGGTCGAGCTGGAAGCGCCGGCCGATGACGACCTCGCGCAACAGGCGAATCCGCAGACGCTCCATGAGGTTGAGCAGCATAAGACCGCCCTCCTGCTCGTCGTCGTTGTAGACGGCAAAGATGGAGCGCACCACGGCGACGCCGGCCTCCAGTTCCCCGGACGGTTGGGTGTCTTTGCTGGTGATAGCCTGATGGATGATATAGGGGGCCTTTTTCTTTGCGGCGCTGCCGTCCGGCAGGCGCATCAGGTAGACCTCCGCCGCCCGATATTGCTGCTCCTCGCCTTCGCTCTGGATCTTCACCGGCATAATAAGGTCTTTGACGGCGTCCTCGGTAACGGCTTTCAGCTCCTCCAGGAGCATTACACGATCCATAGGCTACCCTCCCCATCCGTTGAGCACCCGCATGATCTCGTGCTCGATGCGGCTCTCGTAGGTTTTCAGAATTTCCTCGTCCATTTTGTCGGTCGTCTCCTCGTGGGCATAGAACGCCTGGACAGCAGAAGGCCCGAACAGCTCCCGGATGGGGAACCGCTCGGGGCCCTCGCGCTCGAACACGCCGGTATGCCCACCCACATGGGTGACAAAGGCGTTTTCAAGGGTCTGCTGTGCGCTGGAGCGCAGGACGCGGGTATGCACTTTGCCGTCCGCTCCAAACTTGGTATCGAACTTGATAAGGGGGATGACGTTCCCCCGATAGCCAAAGGTGACCTGATAGGAGCTGGCGGAGTCCTTGACGATGGTGTTGATGGTCTTCGTCCGGGACTTCAACTCCCCCTGGGAGATGGCGTACTCCTCGGAAACGATCTTCATGCCGACGGTAAGGCCATGCCGCGCCGACCGCTTCAAGGCGCTTCCGACGGCGCGGTAAACGCCGTCGGGGATGCCGGCCAGGAGCTTCGATACTCGATCAAGGCTATCGTCGATTTCATCAATGGTGATAGCGTAGCTCATTCGTCGATCGCCTCCAGTTCCACCCGCAGCATCCCCATCTCACAGACCGAGGAGGCGACGTAGAATTCCCGGAAGAATCCGCCGCCGCCCTCCCGGTTGTTGATCTGGATGCGCATACCCTTCTCGGGCTGATTGCCGCCCAGGTCGGACAGCGCGCAGTGGAGCACGGATGACACGAGGTAGAGCCCCTGGACATGGTCGGACTGGAGCTGGCGTCGCTCCTGCTCCTTCAGGCCGGATAAGACGATGGGGATGTCCTGATACTCTTCGCCGTCGTAGCGGATGGTGCGCTTTTCAGCGAACTCGTCCAGGTTGAGGAAAACGGCGTGGACGTCATCGGCCACCATGTCCTTGAAGCCGCTCATTCCACGGGGCCCTCCGCGCCGAGGCCGGCCGGGGCCCCTTCGCCGTCGTCCTCGCCAGAGATCGCGTCCTCCAGGGGCACGTCGGTGATTGCCGCAATCAACTGCGCCTTGGTCTTGAGCTTGGCGGTGTCGATGCCCATTTCCTCAGCCAGCTCCTTGAGCTTGGCGTTGGTGAGCTCCTTGAGCTGCTCGGGGTCAAGGCGGGCGGTTTCCTCGCCCTCTGCGGGCCCGCCCTGGTCGGGAGTGTCCACGCCCTCTCCCTCGTCGTCCTCGCCCTCTACGGGCGTTGCAACGGCTCCTGTGATATCTTCCTCGGGGATGTCCTCGAGGACGACACCCACGCCGATGGAGGCCAGGCGGGCAGCCTCGGCGTCAGTCACGATACAGAGGCTGCCGGCGGGCGCCGGCTGGGGGTGCTTCGCCCCCTTGGGCCGGTATCCGTACAAGCCGTCGGTGATTTTTACACGCTTCATGGTATTGCTCCTTTCCCGACCCTATCAGGTGCCGACCACGTTTGCCGCGTACATCCAGGGAGCCTTGTTCTTGGGGGCGGACAGAGGCCGGGCACCCAGACGCAGCTTGCGGATGTCCTTGTCCTTGTCGACCACGAACTTGGGCACACGCTGCATGGCAAAGCTGTGGTACTCGTTGTCGTCCTCGATCTGGTCGATGCGGCCATACATCATGTGCCCGCAGTTGGGGGCGGTGACCATAGCAGAGGTCGCGGGGAACAGCCGGACAGTGCCGGTCTTGTCTACGACGGTCTCGCGCACGGAGAAGATGTCCAGGTCGGTGCCGTCGAAGTTCAGGTTGCCGATCCACACCACGCCGGGGTAACGCACCTGGGGCGCCAGGCGGCCATACTCGGCGCGCCGGTTGTCCAGCAACTTCAGCGTGTTCTCGTCGCTCTGGATGAAGGCGGCCACTTCGGTGCCCACAACCAGATCGGTGGCGGGGAGGCCACGGTCCAGCAGGTCGTTCACCATCGCGGCGACGTCCCCCCTCCAGTCGCCGCCGGACGCGTCCCACTTGTTCGCTACGGTGTACTTGGCGGGGTTGGAGCCGGTGGTGTCGAAGTAGAAGATGTCGTAGGTTTCGCCCACGGTGTCGTTGTCGATGTAGGCGACGATGGTGCAGCCGTTGTTGATCATGGTCTGGACGGCCATCCACTCCTCACGGCGCTGAATGCGGCGGTCCAGGTCGGTAAGATCCTGCATCTGGAGCGCCCGGGCGCGCTCGGCGGGGGTGCTGCCAGCGTACAGAGCCTCGCCGTAGCCGCGCTTCTGCAGGTCGTCCAGGGT